TAGAGAGTGGTAAAATTTATTATTCAAACGGTAATTTTTACGGTTCATTTAATTCATATATTTCAAAAGAGTTACAATTAATCGGAGCAAAATGGAACAGTGAAAAAAATTCTTATAAATTGGAAGAATCAAAAATACCATTTGATGTGATGAGCTCAATATATCTTTCAAAAGCTAACTTTGATGAAAAACTAAAAAAAATAGATAAAAAATTAGAGGAAATATCTTCAGAACAAATAGCTGAAAAATTAAATATATCATCAATATTTGACAGAGTTATATTTAAAATGGAAGATGATTTTAAAAAATCAGTTAAAAATATAACAGTTACTGCACAATTGAATGACGCTCAACGTAAACAAATAGCTGACGAATGGCAAAACAACATGAGGCTATACATCAAAAATTTTACGGAAGAGCAAATAAAAGACCTCAGACAAAAAGTAAATGACAACGTTTTTTCAGGAGTCAGGCGAGAAAATCTCATCAAATCATTTCAAGAAAGTTACGGCGCTACATACAATAAAGCCAAGTTTTGGGCTCATCAAGAGACAAATCTTCTCATGGCAAAATTCAAAGAAGTTAAATACGTTGATGCTGGCGTGCCAGAATACAAATGGGCGTGTGTACACATGCCACATCAAAAATCTCCTAATGCTATTTACAAGCCAGGAGAAGTTCGCTACAGTCATGGGATACTAGAAGGTAAGATTTTTTCTTGGAATGACCCTCCCGTTACGACAGCACCGGAACAACCACAACGCAGAAATAACCCAGGACAGGATTATAATTGTCGTTGTTTTGCTATACCGATTGTGCGTTTTAAAAAATAAGCGCGGAGTTTTTCCTTGACAGTAAATATACTTTCTTACGCATCTACGAATGTGACAACGAGTGCATATGTAACGCTTGTTGCTTCAACTCCTTCTTCTTCAAAATTACAAATCACAGATACATCAGGGCAACTATTAAAATTCGCAATCGGCGCTGCTGGTTCTGAAGTTGATGTTTGTACTTGTGCGGTCAGCGGAACAGTAATAGTTCCGTTTTATATTCCGGCGGGACAAAGATTATCTATTCGAGCAGTAAATGCGAGTGCCACAACTGGATATAATGCTGTGAGTTTTCTATGATGAATATAAGAAAAATTGATAATTCATCTGGAGAAATAGCTTATGGAATGCATTTTTATCCTGGAATTGCAGAATATAAAGAAGAAAATAATTCACATAGAATATATTTAAATGAAGATACCTTAAGAAAAATGGATCCATCATTTGCTGGTAAACCTATATTTGTAGAGCATGTTGATGAAGTAAATCCTAATTTAGATGAATTAAAAGGTGAAGCTGATGGATGGGTAGTTGAAAGCTTTTTTAACTCAGCCGATGGTAAACATTGGACTAAATTCATTATTACAAGCGAACGTGCAAAAAGAGCTATTAAGAATGGATATAAATTGTCTAATGCTTATAAGCCAAAAATGAATGGTCGGTCAGGAATGTGGAATGGTGTTGACTATGATAACGAAGTTGTTGATGGAGAATATGAACATCTCGCTATTGTAAAAAATCCTCGCTATGCAGAATCAGTCATCATGACTCCTGAAGAATTCAAGACATATAACGAAAATTTAAAAACACAATTAGAACGTATTTCAAATTCAACCTCAAAAACAAAGGAGAGAAAAATGTTGAATCCATTTCAATTATTTACGAGAAAACCCATAGAAAACGAAATTGATTATGAAAAGACTTATGTGGCTTTGCCAACATCAAGAAAAGAAATGTCAATTCTTCAAATTGTCAATGCGATGGATGAAGTTGAAGAAAAAAGAAAGTTAAATAATGCTTCTTTAGATATGAAAGTCACATTGCATAACGGAATAGTTTGCAATGTCGGAGAACTTGTTGAAAAATACAAAGAATCTGAAGAAAAAATGAAAAACATGAAGAACATGAAAAAGAAAAATGAAGAAATGGATACGACTGAAGGTCTTGATATGTCACCTGAGGGTATAGACATTGAAAACGAAGATGAAGATGATGAAGAAGAAGACAAAAAAGCAAAGAAAAAAGCATTAGAGCTTGCTGAGCATGAAGAAAAAGAAATAATGAAAAATAAGAAAATGAAAAATTCTCTTAAAAATCAAGAGAATTTTGAAAAGTTAAAAAATGCTCATTTGAAAAATGTAGAAAATGAAAATGATTTTGATCCCGTAATGGATAGAATTGAAAGAGGTAGATCATTATTTGGTTCTGATTATTAATTCATAATTTATTTTTCAAAGGAGAAAAATATGTCAATTACAGCAGGCGTGATTACATCCGTCTTCGTTGGGCCGAATTCGGCACAACTTTCTGCTACAGCCGCAACAGGTGGTACAGCACCATATACTTATCAGTGGTATAGAGACACATCTGGTGCAGGATTTACCCCCAGCGGATCAAACATTTTAACTGGTCAAACAGCTTTAACGCTGAGCGATACAAATTTAATTCCTAATACTGTTTATTATTATAAAGTCGTTGCGACAGATGCAGTTCCTGCGTCTGTTACATACACTGCACTAGCTGTTACAACAACTCCAGCATCATTAAATCCTAACCAATTTGCGATGTTAGCAATCGTCGGAACTCTCGATTTAAGAATTGGTCCGACAAACGTTTTTGCCGCGCAAATTGATACAACACAAGCAACTTCTCTATATCCCGGTATGCCAATTAAATTCGTAAATAATGCAAATGGTATCCCAACAGTTGTAGCTGCGGGCACAAATACGCCCAATGGATACATCTGTTATGACCAAAAAACACCTGCATTTACCGCTGGAATGAGATGTGAAATTGCATCCACTGGGACTTGCATGTGGCTATACTCTACCGCTGCAATTACACGTGGTACACAAGTTACTCTTGATCAATATGTTCCGTCTGGAGTTCATCAAGTCACTGGAAGTTCTACTCTTCCAATTGTTGGATATGCTTTTGATCAAGCCACTGCTTCTGGACAATTAATAAGAGTTGTATTGAATGCACCAAGCTTTAGAACAGATAGCTAAAGCTTAATTAATTTTTAATGAATAAGGAGATTTTTTAATGTATCAACCACCGAAGTCGGCTCATCAACACACCAAGATTTACAACAGTAAAACTGGTAAAAGAATTATATTTAATGACCGTGAACAACAATTAATTTATAATGAGCAAGAAAAATTAAAATTAAATAGCCTTGGATATGAAATAAACATCACGTCTCTTACTGCGATGGCAAGAAGAATTACAGAACAAAAGTTCTTCGAAATTCCGCCGGCTGATTATATTCCTATCCGCGCAGGCGAAGGCGCATGGTCTTCCAACATTGTCACATATCGTTCGTTCGATATCGCAGGACAATTTGAGCAAGGAATTGTCAACTTAGGTGCAAATAATACGCGTATGGCTGAAGCTAATACAGCTGTAGATTCTGTGCCTGTAACAGTATTTGACTGGGGTAAAATCATCGGTTGGTCTATTCCTCAGCTTCAAAAAGCTGCACGTTCCGGAAACTGGGATCTTGTTACTTCTCTTGAAAAAAGCAGAAAGCGCAACTGGGATTTAGGGATTCAAAAAATTGCATTTTTAGGCGCAAACAACGGTACAAATTCGGCTTGTCTTGGCCTTTTAAACCAACAAGGGATAACAACACTTGCGAGCCCTTCATGGTTCCCAACGTCAATTTCTAAAATGACAACTGCGCAATTAAAAGCGTTCACACAAACAATCATAGAACAATATCGTAGTAACTGCCAAAGAACGACTTTCCCAACGCATTTTGTCATTCCTGAAAGCGATTACAACGGAATTGCTTCAACTGCTTCTCCTGATTTCCCAATCAAGAGTACTCTTGAATTGCTTCAAGAAACTTTCCGTACAATTTGTCGTAATCCTAATTTCAAGATTTTACCTCTTGCTTATGCTGATGGTGCATACGGTTTATATCAAAATTTACCAGTTAACCAACAACTTCAAATTTATACTCTATACCGTTCTGATGAAGAATCTTTAAGAATGGATATCCCTGTTCCATATACAACAACTGTTCCAAATTCTGTTGATAACTATACTCTTCAAAACGTAGGTTACGGAGAATTTACTGGTGTTATGGCTTACCGTCCTTTAGAAATGTTGTACATCACATTCCCAACAACAAATGCGTAAGGGTGATTTTTGGCTTACTTAAACCCAACAGTAGACGATTTCAAGAACTATTTTACGAGGGACTTTCCATACGGAACTGATCCCTCGACCAATATTTTAGATTCAGATATTGCTAAGGCTTACGGACAAGTCAATTTATTCGGAATTAATAGCGGACTTTTTACGAACCAAGAAAATTATACTATCGGATATTTGTGGCTTGCTGCTCATTTTTTGGTGGTAGATTTGAGGGCGAGTAGTCAGGGGATAGCAGGTAGGTACAATTGGCTGGAGTCAAATAAAGCGGTGGGAAATGTAAGCAGCGGTTATTCTATTCCACAAAGAATTCTTGATTATCCCAGTTTTTCAATGTTAACGCAGACACGATACGGAGCAAAATATTTGGAAATGTTGCTACCATTATTAATTGGCCAAATATTCACAGTAGCAGGTCATACTAAACCGTGAGAAAAACATGAGTGACGAAGAATCCTACATAAATACTAAACCATTTGATGATTTAGTCAAAGCTCTAGTGTCAAATAAATATCAGGTAAAAATTGGCATTCTTGGCGATAAAAATGTTCGAGATCCTGCAAAAGGGGATGGCGGCACATCAAACGCTACTATTGGTGCTGCACATGAATTCGGTTCTGCTCATTTGCCAATTCGATCATTTCTACGTATGCCGATGACTGAAGAATTTCCAAAAAAATTAGAAGCTTCAGGCATTTTAGATAACGATGCGCTTGAACAAGCAATCAAAGATAAAAGTTTTAGACAAGTGGTTAAAAAAATTGCGGTGATGGGCGTTGCTACCGTTTTAGAAGCATTTGACACCGGCGGATTTGGGAAATGGCCAGCATTATCTCCTGCTCGTTTAGCACAGCGTGCAAAGAAAAATCAAGGAGCACAGATTTTAGTCGTAGCTGATTCACATCAATTGCGTGATTCTATCACGTACGCTATCGAGAAAAAAATATGAGTGCAGCATCTATACAATGGATAAATAATGCAAAGGATGTGCCTTTAAACGTCAATAGCGGTACTTTGCCGGACATGGCTGATACTTTGATGGACTGGTTTCAACCTTTGGTATTTGGACTCATAACTAAGACGGTTTCAGCTTTTCAGCTTATTGAAACTGTCACTGATATAAATTTTCATGGGATCATTCAGCCGCTTTCTGGAAAACAAATTGCCATGAAACCGGAAGGCCAACGGCAATGGAACTGGATAATGGTTCACAGCGATTTAAGATTAAGCTTGCAAATTGATGATGTTGTTATATTCTTAGGAGAACAGTATCGCGTTCAAAATAAAAAGAATTATTCTCTTTATAAATACCAATATTATGAGCTTGTTCAAGATTATTTAAATGCGGGGCCCCCAACCCCATGACATTATCATTATTTTCATATGTCACAGCAATAGGACCTAGTTTACCAGCAAGTTTTTTAGCTATAGATGGTACTCCTCCTTACGTTTATTCAGTTTTACCAGGTGGTGCAGGTGGGACAATTGATGCTGATACAGGCGTTTATACATCGCCATCAATTGTACCAAATACACCTACAAAACAGTATGATATTATTCAAGTAATTGATGATGATTTGAATACTGCAACAAAAAATATTTTAGTCGGAACTCCATTACTTTTATTCTGCGATATTTTAAAAAATCAATTAGAATTAGCGGATAGTCACATTTATATTTGGGATCAAAAAATAATAGAGCCAAAAGACTATACATTATATATAGCCGTAAGTGTTCTAAATCCAAAAGTATTTGCCAATACAAATAAATTTGATTCACAAAATGAGCAAGAAATACAATCAATAAACACTGTGGATAAATTACAGATTGATATAATAAGTCGTGGACCAGAAGCGAGAGAAAAAAAGAATTATGTTCTTATGGCTTTAAATAGTCAGTATTCACAAAGACAACAAGAACTTAATTCTTTCTATATTGGAAAGTTGCCAGCAGGTTCACAGTTTAATAATTTATCACATATTGATGGGGCAGCAATTCCTTATCGTTATCAAATTGACGTTAATTTGCAGTATTTTTCTAAGAAAGTACAAAGTGCAGATTACTATGACAACTTCCAAACACCAACAATTTTGGTAAATCCATAAGGAGAAAACATGACAGATTTATCGATCGACAATGTAGTACAAATTTCTGTGGCATCATTTAATCCGGGAGTAAATGCATATAATACAAGTAATTTAGCAATAATTACTGGAGAAAATGTTGTTGATGCAGTTCAAACACTTTCATTCAGTGGTGTGGCAGCAAGCGGTGCATTTGTTTTACAATTTGGTACACAAACTACAGCATCAATTGCATGGAATGCTACAGCAGCTACAATACAAAATGATATTAACGCTCTCACAGGATTTGAAAATGTGATTGTATCTGGCTCGATTGCAAGTAAAAAATTGACTTTAAGTCAACGAGGAAATCTTGGAAAAATAACTCTTCCAACTACCCCAACAAATACTCTGCAAACGGCAGGTTCCGTCGATATCGACATTACTGCTACAAACGTTTCAGAAGGTTGGAGTGGGGGAACATTAGGTTATGCTCTTTATGTTAGTCCAACACAAGTTGGAAAAGATTTCGGTACATCCAGCATTACATTTGCACAAGCAAATGCAATATTTAGCCAACAACCAAATATTTTAGCCGGTGGTGGACAGCTTATTGCTATTTTACGACAAGTTTCTCAACAAACAATTGAACTATCAGATGTACCAGATGGTGGTGCATTTACTTTGACTTATGATGGAAATAATACTTCAAGTCTTCCTTATACGTCTACAGCATCACAAATTCAGGCTGCTTTAAGATTACTCCCGCGTTTAGAAAATGTTGTTGTTACAGGTTCACTTTCCCTTCAACTTTTAACGATATTTTTTAACGGAATTTACGGAAATGCATTTTCTCTTTCAGCTTCAGCAAATACATTAGTAAATGGAACCGATCCCATTACTCTTGATTTTTCTACAACAGTCACGGGAGAAACATACGGTGAAGCAATTGAAAGAACACAAGGACTTGTAAGCTATTTCGGCGTCATTCCTAATGAATCAAACGCAGTTTTAGGACAAGTTGATGTGCTGGCCGCGGCTGAAGTTATTTTGCCGTTGAACATTATTGGAGCATTTGTTTCAGAATCTGAAGCAGATATCAGCCCCGGGGGAACAATTGATCTATTAAGAAGCGGAACATTTACAAATTCACGCGGTCTTTATTACGGCGATGATGGGACATATTTCGGCGCAAATTCAGCGGCTATAATGATGGCTGCTTATATGGGTCGCGCTTTATCTGTTAATTTCAATGGAAGCAATACAACAATATCCATGAATTTAAAGCAATTAAGAGGAATTCAGCCAGACCCCACAATGACACAAACAATTTACGATTTAGCGAAAAATGCGGGAGCAGATCTATATGTTTCATATCAGGGTGATCCTTCTGTAGTGTCAAATGGTGCAAATAAATTCTTCGATCAGGTTTACAACTTAGAATGGTTCATAGGGGCATTACAAGTCGCAGGATTTAATTATTTGGCTGGCGTGGCAACTAAAGTTCCACAGACTGAACAAGGTATGGATGGTCTTAAAAATGCTTATGCAACTGTGTGTGCGCAAGGCGTCACAAATGCATATATGGCACCAGGGCAGTGGACAAATGCAGAGACATTCGGACCACAAGATTTGTTTTATAAAAACATTTCTCAATTTGGATATTATCTATATTCTCTTCCAATTACGCAGCAATTGGCAGCAGATAGAGCTGCGCGGAATGCGCCATTAGTCCAGATTGCCGTGAAGGAAGCTGGCGCCATTCACAAAAGTTCGGTGGTTGTATATGTGAATCCGTAGTATAAATTATAAATTAATAGGAGATTAATATGTCGGTAGTTGCAATGTCCGGGAATGATACAATAATTATTAACAATAGAAATTTTACTGATTTAGCAGATGATAATGCTGTTGAACTTACATTTCCAAGTGATATCGCACAAGTTAAAACAGGAAAAAATGGTAACTCGATTTACGGATTGAATACCACAGGTTTGCAAGCTGAATTAAAAATAAGGCTTATTAGAAGCGCACCTGATGATATATTTTTTAATGACTTATTGTCTCAACAAAATGCAAATTTTGCAGGATTTCCTTTGATGATAGGACAATTCATAAAGAAAATTGGTGACGGAGCAGGAAACATCACAAGTGACACTTATAATTTAAGCGGTGGAGTTTTCACTAAACAAGTTGAAGCTATGACAAACGTTTCAGGTGAATCATCTCAATCTGTTTCTATTTATTCTTTAAAGTTTAGCAATGCACCTCGCGCAATAAGATAAGGTTAATTATGAAAGAAATTACATTAAAAAGTGGAGCAATATTAAAAATAACATTGTCTCCATTTGCAGAATCGAGAGCTCTATATCAAGCAATATTAGAAGAATTAAAACCATTAAATATTGGCGGAGAAAAAGAATTTGCGCAATTATTTAAAGATATAGTTTGCACCGGTTTTTCTAGTAAAAAAGTAGAATTTTGTCTTGAGACATGCTTTAAAAGATGCACTTACAAAGGTATTAATGATAGTGCAGATTTAAAGATTGATAAAGATTCTTTTGAGAAAGAAGAAAATAGACAAGATTATATTCCTGTATGCGTAGAGGTTATCACAGAAAATGTAATGCCTTTTTTGAAAGGCCTCTTTGTAGAGTATCGACAGTTTTTAGCTCTAATCGCAAAAAACAGCCAGCAATAGAGGCCGAAGATGATGATTTATTGGTTTATTTTCGTCTTTCTAAAGCCGGATATGGGACAGTAAATGAGATAGAAGAATGGGATGCGAGAAAGGTTATACAAGCTCTGAATTATGAGAAATTTATTTCTGATTACGAGGAAGCTTATATTGAGATAAATAAGGGGTAATTTAGTGCCAAAATTTGCAGAATTATTCATAACTCTAGGTTTAAAAGGTTCAGAAAAAACATTAAATGCTCTTTCTAGTGTAAAAATAGGACTTGGAGGAATTTATGATACTGCTTTAGAAACAAAAGCAGCAATCGTAGCAGTTGTTTATGCATTGGAAAAATTGATAACTGGAGCTGCACAAGATGGGGCGCATCTAAAAAACTTATCTACTTATTTAAATATGAGCGTAGAATCCCTGCAAAAATGGAACTATGCAGCGCAACAAGGAAATATATCAAATCAAGAATTTGAACAAAGCTTGGGCTCTATTCAACAAAAAATAAAAGATTTTCAAGTAAAACATACGTTGCCAGATGGAAGTTATGTTATTGCGCAAGAAACAGGATTTAATTTTCAAGGTAAATTTGGAATAAATGAAATACTTCCAAAATTATTGGAATTTTCTCAAAATAAAAAATATTCAAGGGAAAAAATAGAAGAAATTCTTGCAGGATGGGGATTAACTCCAAATGAAATTGGAGCAGCTATAAACGGTATATTTTCTGCTGCTAATCTAAAAAATGCACCAATTTTAAAATCAGGTGAAATCGATACACTTTCAAGAGTAAATGTAGAATGGAAAAATTTAGAAACTAAAGTAAAAATGTTTGTGGCGCATTTGACAGCTAAAGATGGAGAAGAAGCAGTAAAAAATCTTAGTAAGATGGCCGATGCTCTGTTTAGAATAGCAAATGACCTTGAAAGAATATCAACAAAATTAGGACTTTTTAAATTAATTGGCACGATGTTCCATGGCTGGGATATGATTTTGGGAACTGCCGCTGATGCATTGGAAGGAAAAAGAGATAAAAATAATCAACTTGAAAATTTATTATTGCCATCTGACACAGAAAATAATAAATTATTTAATGATATATTATTAGATTATAAAACACAAAAATATTTACCTACACTTTCTGATCCTTTGAGCACTGGATTATATGGATTAGGAAATTTTTTAGGAGCAACTGGAAAAAATATCTATTCTGGACTTAAAGAAGCAGTTTTAGATTTAGATAGATTTAAACTAACTGGTCCAGGAAATTCATCTTCTAGATTTTCTTTGCAAGAACAACCAAATAATATTCATATTAATCAGCATCTTACTTTTCAAAATCCCGGTACTGATGCAACGAAAGTCATGGATATTCATTCAAAAAGCGTGGGTCATGCAGTCGCACAAGCAAAGAGAAATATCAATCAAAGTAGGGTGACATAATGTCTTTACCGAATATTTCACCGGCTTCACCTGCATTATCGAATGCTACAACTACCGCGACAGGGCTTGGAAATTTGGCCCTTGTTGTTCCAATAATTTTTGGGGGATTAGCGCAAAGCAGAGGCTATCAACCGCAAAATCCGCCAAATGTAGACGGTTCGCCGTCTCTCAATCCTCCTCCCAAATCATTCTTATTTGATTATGAAGGGGAACAAACTACAGAATTGACGTCAGACGTCACGGACCATTTTATTGAAGACAATACCGCTATCCAAGATCAGATTGCTCTAAAGCCGGTTAGAGTGACAACCAAGGGGTTTGTGTCCGAACTCAATGATATTGCCCCTGCATTTTTGCAAGCGCTTAAATCTGTTGCACAAAAATTGACAGTGATAAATTCGTATGTGCCTGGGACATCAGCCACAGCTCAACTTGCATACAATGAAGCATTTCAGGCATATCAAACTGCTATCAGCGTCGCTAATTCAGCAGTTGCAGCGTGGAATTCGATTACAGGAAATCTTCCTCAACAGGTATTTTCTGGAAATGAAACAGGCGTGAATTTATTTCCAAATCAAACAAAACAACAATTAGCATTTAGTACATTCTATGGATATTGGATAAGTAGAACATTATTTACGATACAAACTCCGTGGGCAACACATAACAACATGGTGATTGAAAGATTACATCCAATTCAATCTGAAGATACTCAGATGTATTCTACTTTTGAGATAACATTTAAACAGATTAGAACTGTGCAATCAGGAGTGACAACATTTGCTCAGGGGAGACTTGCAAATTCAAAACTACCATTAAATAGTTCAGGGACATCAACACCACCATTTGAAAGTCCATTTCCAGATAATATTGTACAGAATGCTTAAAAGGATTTTATGTATTTAATTCAACAAATAACAACTGCACCATTACAACAAAAATCATTGATTTTATATAATGGAAACATTTTGTCTATTGTTTTGAATTATTTAGATAGTCAACAAGGATGGTTTATTAATAATCTTATTTATCAAGATTTTGTTTTAAATGGAACAAGAATAACAGTTAATCCAAACATATTAAATCAGTTTAAAAATAAGCTTCCATTTGGATTAGGATGCTTCACTACTTTAACAAGAGAACCGACTTTACAACAAGATTTTGCAAGCAATAATTTTCAACTTCAAATTTTAGACCAAACCGAAGTTAATAGATATAATGAACTATTAAGTATTGGACGTGCAAATGTCTCAACTTAAATTTGGAAGAAATTACAATTTAGTTGTGCAAAGGAATGATGGAACATTTTTAAACATAAATCTTCCTTTTACAATAGAATTTGCTTTAACACGTTCTAGCTTAGGTTCAGTTAATAGTGCTCAAATAAGAATTTATAATCTAGATGCAGATAATAGAGAGCAATTAAGATATGATTGGTCTAATTATTCTCAAGCAAAGTTTGTTAAATTAAACGCAGGATATGGAGAAGATCCTTTCTCTTTACCTCTTATATTTTATGGGACAGTTTCCCAAGCATGGTCATACCGCGAAGGTGTTGATTTTGTCACTACTATAGAATGTCAAGATGGCGCATATTGTGCTGCAAATTCTACAGTTCCGCCAGGAAAAGGAGTTTTTCCAGCAAATACACCATGGAGAACTGTCTACGAAACATTAATGAGTTTTCTTGATTTTGTTAATTTTGGAGAGATTGGTAATTCATTTATTTTTGATAAAAATGGTCAATTATTACTAACACAACGTTCAAATTCATACACCGGAAATGTGATGAATATTTTGAAAAATTTAACAGGAAATGCTTTCTATATTGATAATGGAAAATCATATATTTTAACTAACGAAGAATATTCTAAGATTCAATCAAGCGGAAGTAATGTTGCAATAATTGATAAATCAAACGGATTATTAAATACTCCATTAATTGAAGTAAAACTTATTACACTTGATATAATATTTGAACCAACTTTATTTATTGGTCAATTAATAAAATTAAGAAGTCAGACAACCAGTTATTTAAATAATATAACTATAAATAATCAAGTAAATAACTCATACAAAATAAGTTCCTTAAAACACAGAGCAGTCATTTCTCCAGTTGTTTGTGGGGATGCTATAACAACCGTGCAATTTTATGCTGTCAATGCATCTGATACGGGAGCTTAAATGAGTATACCAACTATAAATCAAAACTTTCAGGTTGTGCGAGATCCAGATTTAAATCATCTTCTTGATTTATATAAAAAAGAAGCAGATTTAGATTTTAGTTGTCATCATTTAGCGACTATTCAAAGTTTTAATCAAGAAAATCAAACAGTAACCGTCACAATAAATTATAAGCAGACTTATGTTCAATTTGAACCAAATAGTCAAAAATATGTTCAAACATTACAAGATTATCCAATTATTCAAGATTGTCCTCTTGTCGTTTTAGGAGGAGGAAAAGCACGCATAACTTTTCCAGTGAATCAGGGTGATCAATGTATTCTTTTATTTAATGATAGAGATATGGATACCTGGTTTCAGGGTTCAACAACAAGCCCTAATTCTACTCCAAGACTTCATTCTTTTAGCGATTGCGTTGCTTTAATCGGACCAAATAATCTCAATACTGTTATTTCTAATTATGATCCAATTCGGGCTTTAATAACAAATGGAAATGTTAAAAATGGGATTAATCCAGAAAATAATAAATTAACATTACAAAATAATATCACAACTTTAAATACATTATTGCAGGATTTATGTACTCAATTAGAAAATTTGACAACACAATTATCAATTTTAACAGTTACGGCAGTAAGTCCTGCTTCACCTTCTCCTACAAATATAAGTGGGCCGCCAGTTAATGCTGCTGCCATAATAGCAATTGGAACGAATATTTCTGGTATAGCAACACAAATTTCAACATTAATTGAATAGGTAAAATATGATTGTAAGAGCATTAGATAATCAAAATGACTGGACATTTGGTAAATCCAAGAATAATTATTTATCAGGAAGTGCAGCCGTACAACAAAATATAAAAACACGTTTATTAGAATTTATCGGAGATTGTTTTTTTAATATTCAAGCAGGGGTAGATTGGTTCAACTTTTTAGGAGGTTCAAAGAATCAACTTGCATTGAATTTAAATATAAGCTCAGTGATTCTGAATACTGCATTTGTGACAAGTATTAAACAATTATCTATTAGTTTAGTAAATAGAAATTTTTCTGTTTCATATCAAGTTACAGATGCATATTCACAGATTATAACTGACAATATTCAAATTTCTAGTAGCACCTTATTTTTAGTAGCCTAGGAGTAAAAATGCCAAATTCGCTCACGCCAGCCGGACTTACAACATCATCACAACAAGAACTTTTGGCAAATAAAACTCAAAGTTTACAAAAAATTTATGGAAGTGATATTGATTTAAATTCAAATACACCAGATGGGCAAGCAGTCAATATAGAAATTCAATCTATTTTAGATGTGCAAAATTTGCTTGTACAAATTTATAATTCATTTGACCCAGATAATGCTGTGGGAGTTCAATTAGACCAAAGGTGCGCATTAAACGGCATTCAAAGACAAGCTGGTACTTATTCTGTCACTTCGATTACAATTGTTTTATCCCAAGCAAACATTTATTTGTATGGATTAGATCAGGCAGATCAGCCAGTTTATACAATCTCTGATAACACTGGAACGCAATGGTTTTTGCAAACAACTCAATCAAATGTTGGTCCTGGGACCATAACAGCCGATTTTAGAGCAGCAACTCCCGGTGCTAATATTACTATCCCGAACACGATAAACGTGCCCGTAACAGTCGTTTTAGGCGTTCTGAGCGTAAATAATCCGACAGCTCAAAGCATCATCGGTCTAAATGAGGAAAGTGATGCTTCATTAAAAATCAGAAGAGCAATCTCTGTGGCAATTTCAAGTCAAGGATATTTGCAAGGATTACGAGCAGCACTTTTAAATATTCCCGGAATTTCTTCAGCATTTGTTTACGAAAACAAATCAAATACGACAGATGTAGATGGAGTGCCAGGACATTCTATTTGGGTCATTGTAGACGGTTCTCCCATTGTTTTAGTCATTACAGCTTGGTCTCCAACGACAGTTTATTCTTATGGACAACTCGTTTCATCGGGTGGCATAAATTACATTTCTTGGAAAGACAATAATTTAAATAATTCCGTTACAAATCCTGCATTTTGGGGGATTTATAATCCAGTAGCACAGACTATTTATAATAAAAGAAATGCTGGATGTGGAATGTTTGGGGATACGACTTACAATGTGACACAAATTGATGAAACAATATTCACTGTTCAATATGATGTTGTTGAGGATGAAAACTTATTTATAGCATTTACTGCCACTTCAATTAACGGAATAAATCCTCCAAATATTGCAGGAATAATTGAAGAATTAGTAAATAATTTTGTCCCACAAGTTAATCAGACTGTTAATATCAATGAAATGGCATGCATTGTACAAGAAGCAGATCCAAATTGTCTTGTGACAAACGCCGGATTTAGCGCGGCTCTTGTTCAAGTAGCTACATTATCGGGGATAGCTGCTAGCGGAACTTTCAAATTTAGCTATAACGGAAACGATACTTCGACTTTAAATTGGAATGATTCAGCAGGCACAATTCAAACTGCACTGCGATTAATTACTGGCTTGGGTGCATGTGTCGTAACGGGATCCATTGCAAGCCAAACATTGACAATTACATTGCATGTTGATTCGGCATTAGGACTTATAATTGTTAAAAATAACACATTACAAACAAGTGCACCTGCTCCAATTACATTCTCTTTTAACGAAAATTATCAACCTATTTTATCTCCTTTAACTAAGAAAAATAAATTCATTGTGAGTGCTGATAAAATCATTATTTTACCTATGATTTTATCTCCAATAAACGTCACTGTTTCTAAATTAGCAACACAACAATTTATTGGATTGGGTGGCTATGGGACAAAGGTTTATTCAATGCAAGCAAATCCATCTGGAGGATCAATTGATTCTTCAAGTGGTTTATACACTGCTGGTTCATCGACAGGAACTGATATCGCGAAAGTCACAGATGAATTTGGAAACACTGCAACAGCAACAATAATGGTGCCATAATGTCAGAAAGTACATTAGAATTAGTTAATTATTACGCTAAATTATTGATTAAACAATATGAAAATAAGCCAAAAGCATTTGCAACCATTGTATCAATAGTCACGCCGATTGTCATGGCACAGACGTCTATACAATTGATAGAATTTTCTGATTCTCCAATATCTGGAACTTTTGTTTTAAATTATAATGGATTTCCAACTCCTGCAATAAATTGGAATGATAGTGCAAGTACAATAGAAGGATATTTGCAGGCATTACCCGATTTATCTCAAGTTTCAGTCATTGGAGATATTGCAACAACAGGGCTCGCAGTATTTTTTAATGGAGTAAATGAAGTTGCTCAATTACTAACTGTTTCAAATAATACTTTGCAAACAAATATTACGATAAAAATAGAAGAAGTTGATTTAACTTTACCTCTGGCTGTCCAGGATGCTTTTAATTTAGATACAGCAGAAGGAGTTCAGTTAGATATTTTAGGAAAATACGCAGGAGTTACAAGAACTGTAACAACAAAAAATCAGACGATAACTCTAGATGATGATGATTTTAGAGTATTGATTAAATTTGCAGTTATAAAAAATAATTCTGGTAGTTCTTTGGCAACAATTGAAAAAAATTTAAACATGTTCTTTCCTGGTGATTTTGTTGTTACTGATTTTAAGACAATGAATATGAGTTTTATATTTGGTTCAAGTCTAGGAAGCATTAATCTTTTTCTTGTTTTAATTTCAGAAAATTTATTACCTGTTCCAATGGCTGTTGGTTATACTACCATTATTCCTCCTATTGTAGGACAATTTTTTGGTTATAGTTCATATGAATCTGGAGGAATTCCACTTCAAAATAAACCTTATAATAGATATGAAGATTTTGATAATACATGGATTTATTTACAATATAGTGATTTTATTTAGGAGAAAAAATGGCTGGATTAACAAGATATTTACAAAAATTATTTGGTATAAGTGCTGGATCAAACGAAATGGCACAATACGGTTCATTTCTAACAACCCCACAACTTTATGATGGCGCAACAATTACCCCTGCAATTATCCAAGCCTTATCTAATTTTCAGGGAGGTCTATATTCTGCTGTTGGGGGTGCCTATAGCCCAACTATTCAAGACCAAAATTCACTTTTTTTTCTTGCATTTTATCAATTGAGTTATCTTTTAACGAGAGGAATTCCTGAATGGGATTCTGGAACAACATATAATACAAATGATTTTTGTAGGGTTGGAAATATTATTTATTATTCATTAATAGATTCTAATACTAATAATAATCCTACAACAAGTCCATCAGACTGGACACGAAATATATTTTCGCCAACTCAACAAATATTTACTATTCCTGGTACTTATACTACTCCCACATCTCCACGTAAACCATTATATTTACACGTAATTTTAGCCGGAGGAGGCGGTGGTGGGGCTGCTGGTGGAAATACAGGAGGAGGAAGTGGAGGTGCCGGTACAGCGTCAACGTTTGGCAGTTTATTAACCGCAAATTTTGGAAGCGGTGGGAATTTTGCAGGGACAGGCGGTGCTGGAAGTTCTGGATCATCAATAAGCTCTCCGGCATATGGATTAATACAAGAGGGAAAAGCTGGGCAACCCGGACAATATGTTGAGACGCCTGCTTCTAATCCAACACAAGTTTCTCTCCTGGGAGGAACTGGAGGACAAAATAGACTTTCTGGACAAGGATTGGGTGGAGATGGGCTTTATGCGCAAAATGGACAAGCAGCAATAGAAGCCACCGGGTGTGGAGGAGGAGGAGGAGGAACATCAGCAACTGCTGTTAGCACACAACATTGGTCAGGCGCAGCAGGAGGTGCAGGCGCAATTATTTCTGCAATAATTCCCAATCCAGATTCTTCGTATTTAATAGGAATAGGTTCAGGAGGAGCATTTGGAGTAAATAATGGAGGAGGAGGAGATGGTGGAGCCGGGTCCTATGGGGTAGCAATTATTACAGAATATTACCAATAATTAATTTATTAACAACTAAAGGAAAAAAATCATGGTTTTAACAGCAGGCGTAATTACATTAATTTCAACGGGTTCAAACAGCGCAAAATTGTCTACGACACAAGCAACTGGAGGTACAGCGCCATATACAGTGCAGTGGTATCGCGATACAAGCGGCGCCGGGTTCACACCCGGCAGCGGAAATCTGATTTCTGGCGCAACTTCTCTCGTTTTAGATGACGTGAATTTAATTCCAAATGTGACATATTTTTATAAAGTAAAATATACAGATGCGGTACCCAATACAATAAATTCTACTGCTGTTTCGACAACAACATTGCCAGCATCCCAAAACGTAAACCAATTAGGCATGGCAGCAATTTTAGGAGAAATGGATCTGCAAACAGGGCCAAAAAATGTCGTTGCAGCTCAAATCGACGTCACACAAGCAACTCCACTTTATCCAGGTCAACCGGTAAAGTTTATGAACAATGTTAATGGAATTCCAACTGTAATAGCAGCGGGCACAGAGATGCCTAATGGTTACATTGCATATGATCAAAAATCACAAAATTTTCCCGCGGGTGCGCGATGCGAAATTGCACGTACACAAAGCTGCATTTGGCTTTATTCGACAGAAGCAATTTCCAGGGGATCAATGGTTACACTCGATCCAATAATTGCATCTGGCGTAAGACAAGCAAGCGGAAATTCAGGTTTTCCGATCATTGGAGAGGCATTTGATGAAGCTACAGGATATGGACAATTATTTCGGGTTATACTCAATATTCCCAGTAATATGTTTGATTCACGCGGCGCAAATTTATTCCAAGGAGTTTGGGATGCGAGTGGTGGCACATTTCCGACCACAGATCAATTCGGAAATCCAATTACAGCAGGTCAATACTGGATAATTAGCGTTGCAGGAGATTTACCAGAATCAGTAGATTTAGTTGATACACAACACGTAGATGTCGGTGATCAAATCACTGCAATTTTTGATAATCCAGGGCAAGATCCAGCGAAATGGGCAATAAATTCTTCTAGCGGATTTACATTACCAATATCTTATGTCTTTGCGCCAGGGGATACCGGTACATACACTCCCAGTAGCCCCTCTGTAAAATATCTTTCCATACAAGCGTGGGGTGGAGGTGGTGGAGGCAGTGCGTCTATTGCAAACTCTCCTACCCCCACACAATACGGAACGGATGGCACAGAGACGACACTTATAAATTCAGGGGAAGGTATAAGTATTACACTAGGGGGTGGAAAAGGGGGCACCGTTGTGAAAGGCGATGGCGGTGCGCTAAGCGTGACAGGAATTCCTTCTTCAAATCCGGGGAGTGCAGCTAATGGACAAGATGGGAATGAATCAGGAAGCGCATTTCTGGCTGGTTTTTCTACTCCTCTACGCATTAATCTATATTTTCCTGGGGGTGGGGGAGGTGCCGGGATATTTTCAGGTGGCGGGACTTCAAACATAGACCCGGATAAATGTCGAGGAGTAGCAGGAACTGGATCGGGAGGATCAGGGGCACCAATTTATATAGATACTGATACCCAAACTCTTGTTAATGCTGGTTTGGGTGGAGGCGGCGGTGCATGGATAAATAATCTTATTTTATCACCAATTACTCTAGATTATGTTGTAGGAGAGAAAGGTCTCGGGGGAACTGGCGGAACAGGTGGAACTGATGGCGGTGACGGCGATGCCGGCGGACTAGTTATCAGTGAATGGTTTTAATAATTTTTAATCCAAATAACGACAAAAACCCCTCGAAATTAAAATTTTAGGGGTTTTGAGAAGATTATCAATAAAGGACTTATCTTATGGTTTTAACAGCAGGTACTTTATCGCTAATTTCCGCAGGATCTAACAGCGCAAAACTATCTACGACACAAGCGACCGGCGGTACGGCGCCATATACGGTGCAATGGTATCGCGATACGAGCGGCGCCGGGTTCACACCCGGCAGCGGAAATCTTATATTAAATGCAACAGGTTTAATTTTAAATAATTCTGGTCTAGTTCCAAACACAACTTATTTTTACAAAGTTGTATATACTGATTCAACAACATCTACAGTTGAATCAACAGCATTTATAGTGACGACATTGCCTGCTTCACAGGGTATGAACCAATTTGCGATGGCTGCAATTTTGGGAGAATTGGATTTACAAAGTGGACCAAAAAATGTCGTGGCTGCGCAAGTAGATGCAAGTCAATCTATACCGTTATATCCTGGCCAACCCATAAAATTCGTAAATAATCCATATGGAATTCCAACAATAATTTCGACCGGAACGGATATGCCGAATGGTTATATCGTTTACGATCAAAAATCTCAAAATTTTCCAGCAGGATCTTGCTGCGAAATTGCTAAAACAGGCGTCTGTATTTGGCTTTATTCGACCGCCGCGATCACACGTGGAAGCATGGTAACATTAGATCCGGACATTGCTTACGGAGTCAAAGAAGTTATTGGTACAAGTGGTTTACCAATTATAGGAGAAGCTTTCGATCAAGCAAGTGCTGCCGGACAATTATTGAGAATTATTTTAAATGTTCCCAGTAATATGTATGACACTGGGGCAACTGGTGGAATAACAAGTAATATTCTTGAAATAGATGATGTTTTATCGGAGACAGAAGATAGCGATTTATTGCAACATCTTTTAAAATCAACCGTAAATAGCTTATCATCAAATCAAGTTGCTGTTCAAATTCCTATTTCCTCGCCAGTTTCAGATAATTTAGTTTCGATGGATGGAAATGGAAATGTAAAAGATTCGGGCGTTTCAAAAACAACTGACTCGAGTTCAAATGATAATTCTCATTTAATGACAAGTGCTGCTACGCAAGCAGCAATTCTTGCCGCCGTCGCAGCAGCATTTGAATTTCAGGGGGGATATGACGCGAGCGGTGGCACATTTCCCACGCTTGATCAAAGTGGTTCGCCCATTTCCAAAGGAGATTTTTGGGTAATTAGCGTTGCTGGAACTCTTCCCGGAAGCCAACCTGTCAGTGTGGGTGATCAGATTTTAGCTCTCATTGATATACCGGGACAAACTCCTGCAAATTGGGTAGTAAATCATACAAGTATTGGAGTTACTAGTTTTAATGGTAGAACTGGACCTGTTACACCGCAAGCTTTTGATTATAGTTACAATCAGGTCACAGGAGCTGCTCCATTTACTAGCCCAACTTTTTTAGGAACACCCGCAGCACCAACGCCTTCTACTGCGGATAATACAACTAAAATAGCAACGACAGCTTACGTTCAAAATAATCTCGTTTTGAAGGCTAATCTGGCTTCGCCTACATTCACGGGAACAGTAACTGTCCCTCCACCTTCTGCGTCTACTGATGCAGCAACAAAAGGTTACGTTGATACTGGACTTTCTTCAAAAGCAGATACATCTGCCGTTAGCGCTGCCTTAGCGTTAAAAGCGGATTTAAATAGTCCAGCACTTACGGGAACTCCTACTGCTCCAACAGCAAGTCCAGCAAGTACAAGTACAACTCAAATTGCGACAACTGCGTTCACACACGCAGCTATTTTAGCAACGTTTTTAGCGCCGACACAGCAAGTATTCTCTACTCCAGGTTCAGGTAGCTACACTCTTCCGACATCTCCAAGACAACCGTTATATTTGAGAGTTCAGATGTGCGGCGGAGGTGGTGGTGGTCAAGGCTCAGCAAATAGCGGAGATGGGGTCGATGGAGGAAACGGTGGAAATACAACATTTGGCCCTGGGTTAACTGCACGTGGCGGTACAGGTGGTACAATAACTAGCGGCGGAGGACCGGGTGGTACATGCACAACGACAATCGGATATGGTCAAAAATATACAGGTCAAACCGGTGGGACCAACAATCTTTTGACGCTAGACTCGGGCTTTGCAGCTCACCCCTATCAAATGCAAACTTATTTAGTTGGAGGGAATGGGGGAAGTAGTTTATTTGCAGGCGGAGGAAATGGTGCAGGAGGCCCATTGGATTTAGCAGCTATTCCCAACACAGGAGGCGGTGGTGCAGGCGCTTGGGTTGCCATCGATTCACTCACAAATTTATATTGTGAAGCGGGAACCGGGGGCGGAGGAGGAGGATATCTCGATTTCATCATTCCCGCTGCAAATTATAGCTGGACTCTAGGCGCCGGTGGCACGGCGGGGGGAGCAGGAATAGGAGTTGGTGCTCAACCTGCCGGTGCTGGAGCATCAGGTGTCATCATCGTGACAGAATATTACCAATAAAATAACGACAAAAACCCCTCAAATTTCAATTTCGAGGGGTTTTGATATCAGCATTGCAGACAGATTGTTTCGTGAGCTCTAAAGACCTGTTTTGAGCTACGTTCGAATAGTTACGGAGCGTGTGACTCATGAGCCACAGGTTGAGCAGCATCAGCAGAAGGCGCAGTATCAACGCTAGAGTGTGCATTATCTGCTGAAGCTTTTGATAAGTCAGCCATGTGCGATAAAATTTGAGGAACGTGTTCTGGAGAGATTGAGCCGTCATTTCCAACCAAATCTTCAACAAATGTAATTGCACTCGGCAAGACCTTTATAATGATGTTCAACAATGAAATAACCAATGATTCAGACATTTTACCTCCCTTTATTTATTTGAATGATGGTATCATACTTTTTAAAAAAAGTCATCAATTTTTATTTTTATCCTTAATTTTTACTATAAATCCAGGCCAAATGAATATATCTTTCATTAAATTTGTTCCTTTTACAGGTTCTTTTCTTACTGTAGCACCATATTTCATAAGAACTATTTTAGCTGAACCATGCGTTGATAAATTGGCGAATTCTTTTATTTGTTTTATATCATATTCTCCTGGAGGAAGACGCTTAATCCAATCTTTTTTCATTATTAAATCTCCATTTTGGAAAATATTTTCTTTGCTCTATTTTCATTTTTTCTTTTTTGGAAAAAAATATCGAGAGTTTTATTTTTAGAATTAATGGCTCTATACATAAAAAGTCTTTCACCATTACAACTTACTTGAGAAACATTGATTGAATAATCATTCGTATTTTTAATTCTCATATTTCTAACTTCTTCGGAATATTTTTTAACCCATTCAAATATTGTTTTATGAGAAATATCAATTCCACGCATTGCCATAACATAAGAAACATCTCTAAATGTTAATCGATAGTTTCTGTGTAAAAGTATTGCATATTCGATTAATTCGGCTGGATATCTTTGTTTTTTACTTATTTTCATTTTTTAATTCCCATATTTTTATCAATTGATCAACTAATTTTTTTATCTCATTTCTAACATATTCAAAATTTCTATATATTTCATTAGAATCTATTTCATTACAATGTTCTAAAGAGTAAAATCCTGGCACAAAATCACCCGCATGCATGCAATCAAAACCGATCCATCGTCCCAAAAAAGGAAATTTAAGTAATGGAGCAAGATGAGCATATTCATTAAATGTAATTCCTCCATGTACTTCAATATTATCAACATTTAATTTATTTCCATCTTTTTCAGTAATTTGAACATATCCGCATAAATGTAACTTATCAGGAACTCTTCTAATTCTACAATTATATCCTTTATAAACAAAATTTTCTTCATCTGCTTCTGTTTCCCATTCATTTTTCATTTATTAATTCCTTCATTTTTAATTCATCAATATATCCATAATCTCCAAGCATATCAGCTTTACCTAATCTTATATATTCCTTAATTTTTTTATATTTATAATATGCTAGGTCTCTCATTCTATTTTTCACTTTTATTGATGTATTTTCATCCAAATCAAACTGTTCTATGCATTCATCTATGCAAAGTTCTTCTATGAAATCATCTTCGTTTTGAGATTCACTAACTATTTTTATTAAATCATCGTTAGACAATCCTAAAATTTCTAAAAAATCTGAAAAATCTATTCCGGGTTGTGTTAGGTTAATCATTTGGTAATTCCTCTAATGTTATTTTATATTTCTTTGGTTTAACTTGAATTCCATTATACATATGAGTGATACTTTCTGGATATTCTATTTTAGAAATATCTGGAAATTCTTCAGCATTAACCATTATTCTTAAATTGTTAAATTTATGGTAATTAATATAACTACTATCATTAATCATCTCTGTTTCAATGGATTTAATAAAACCAATAAATTCATGTTTTTTAAAATTTCTATTATCATTAATTATGTAAATTTTATTTATATTACTATTTAAAATAGCTTTAATTTCTGTATTTGAATACCTTAATGCTAATCTGCTATGAAATTTATTTTCCTCCTCTGGTTTTTTGAATATAGATTCAAATCTAAATTCAATTCCTTCATCTATTTTTGAATTAAATGGTAATAAATGAGTTAAATTCGAATAAATAAAACGCTTTAATACATCTTTCATATGCATATTATGTATCTCTTCCATAGCGTCCTCTGTTTTGTCATTCATTTTAACACTATTCCTCCAATAATTTTTTAATTATATCATAGCTTTCTTTTACACAAATTTCTTTTTGATCATATGTATTAAATACATGTCGATTTTCTTCTTTTTCTTTTGATTCGGAAAGATTAAAATCTTTAAATATGACATATGTGTTTATAGAAACTCTATCTTTATCCTTATATATACTCTGATATATATAAGAAATATTTTCTTTTCTTATTAAGAATTTTCTTTCATAATATGAATTTAAATTTAATTCAATAAAATTCATTTAATTTACCCT